AAAGCCGATATTCAATTAGCTCATCCGGTAACCGGCACACCTTGGCGACCCGAGCTCACAATTGCAGTAGACGTTGCTAGTGGCGCAATAATTAGCTGGCGAGCCGATAATGCTGAAAATCAATTTCGGGTACAGGAATTTTGGGCACAGACTTTTAGTATTCATGATCATGTGCCGATTATCGTTTATCTTGATAACGGTGCCGGTTATAAAAACAAACAATCTTTAGGAACCAATAAAGACGGTAAGATAGCCAAAAAATCGGAGCAGCAAAGCACCACCGGCTATTTACAAAAAATGGGTGTGCAAAAAGTTCAGTTTGGCAGACCCCATAATCCCCATGCCAAAAGTTTTATCGAGCGCACCAATCGGGCGATTAAGGAAGATTTTTTAAAGATGTGGCGACCACAATTTTATTGTGGCAACGATCGAAATACCGATCATGCCAAATGGCTGCATCGCCAAAAATCAATCCAATATCCCCGATTACCTGAGTTTACCGATGCTTTTAATGATTGGATTATCAGATTTAACAATCGACCGCATCCAACCCGAACCGATACCACTCGAGCACAAATCTGGGCTCAGCGAATAAATATTCCGGTCCATCAGAATTTTGAAAATATGCAAAAACCCCAGGCTAAACGCATTGTTCAACGAGCGCGCCTGCGGTTAAATAATCGTGAATACCAACATCCCGAACTTTATAACTGGAATCATAAAGAAGTGATCATCGAATGGGATTTAGACCGGGAAAAATCAATTTCAGTTCGGGATTTAAACGGACGATTAATTTGTGAAGCCCCGCTGGTTGCTAAAAAAGAGCAGTTTAGTCAATCGTATCGAGATGATCTGCGTAAAAAGGCTGAACTTGCCGCAATTGCCCGTAAAGAAAAACAAATTGACGAAATCAAAGCCAGAAATCGAGAGTTAGTAAATGTTGACAAAACAGCAGATCAAGCTTTAGAACTCATCAATAAAAAAGTCAAACAGCAGGATCCCGAAAAAATAATTTTAGATTTTGATAATTTATAGGAGAAAATATGAATGATATCACTTTTGCAGAGCATTATACAGAATATGACCGAAAAACCGTAGAGCGAATTTGGCAATTAATTAAAAATTCCAAATTATCTCAATCGGCAATTGCCCGAAAGGCTCGGGTGAAGCCCGCAACTATGACCCAATGTCTGAAAGGTTATTATTTAGCTTCACCCACTGCTCATCTAAAAGCAGTTGAGGCTGCACTTTTACATATCGAAGCTGAAACTAAAGATTTAATTGCTCCGGTTGAAACCAGTGTTTTTAAGCTTGCGTATGCATGTTGCAAAATGGCAAGGCGTTATAAAAATATTGCAGTTTTATCGGGAAACGTCGGCACCGGTAAAACTTATGCGCTCAAACATTATGCCCGCAAAAATACCAATACGATATTAATTGAAGTAAATCCGGTAATGAGTAAAAGAACTTTACTTCGAGAATTGGCGCAAAAAACTGTAAATACTCGAACCGGGCTTTTAGATGAGTTATTCGAACAAATAATTGATAGCCTAAAAGATACCGATAGTTTAATCATCATTGATGAAGCTGAAATCTTAATTCCCAATCAACTGCATTTATTAAGAAGAGTGCGGGATTTAGCCGGGATCGGTTTAGTGCTTGCCGGCACTCCCAAATTAACCGGATTATTAAAACCCGAGCACGGCCAGTTTGAACAAATACGCTCTCGGGCAGGTTTTTGGCCGCAAACCATTCAACAAATTACCGAAGAAGATGCCGGTGCCTTAATTCAGGCAGCCTTTGGTGATGAAGAACTAACTGACGATTTTGTCGAAAGAATGTATCAATATTCTAAAGGCTCAGCTCGAATGTTAGTTGAAGGATTGATTGCATCTTTGCGGGAATTTCGCTCTGATCGGGAATTATCAACCAAACTGGTCGATGCTGTTGCCAAACAAGCTTTGTGTTTACAACCTATTAAATAGGAGAAATTATGTGCAAATCAATAAATACTGCTCCCAATGTTTTTACTCCCGAATATTTGGAAAAGCTAAATGCTCTAAACAATTTTTGTCGAAAAAGAATAGCCGAAGGTTATCGAATAATTAGTGCACGGCTACTGCCTAATGACCAAAAAGCTACTTTGGTTTTGGATCGAAACTTTCGCGGATCATGTGCCGATTGGATCGATTTAAAACAAAAAATCTAAACCATAAATTATGAAAAAAGTAAAAACTTATATTGGCAAAACTTGTCGAAAGTGCGGTAAATCCGAAAGATATTTCTCAAATAATCAATGTAAGTCTTGTAAAAAATTACCAAACACCCATAAATGGAAATACCGAGCTCAAACAACTGGACAATATAACCAACAAGTTCGCCAACAATTGCAGGAAATCGAAAATTATCGATTTTCGCAAATGATTAAATGGTGCAAACAAAATCCGCAGGCTCTACCGGCTGAACGGCTTGCCCAAAGTCGCAAGATAAATAAACTATCTCAATTTTTATAAACATTCAAAGGAAAAACATGAACAACAAAATTAAAGGAAAAACTAACCAACGGGTGATTGTCCCGCAAGACCTTGAACAAGCCGAAAAATGGCTTTCGCAAATTGGCATTCAACGTCGAATTGTTGCCCGAATTGAAGCCGATGTTAACGATAAGATTGCCAAGCTCAAAGAAAAAGCCGAAATTGATGCTGCAAAATACAAAAGCGATATTGAGGGCTTAATTGAGGGTTTGCAAGCTTGGGCGGTTGCCAACCGGGATCAAATAACTGATAATGGCAAACGCCAATCCGCCGATCTTGCAACCGGAACAATTACCTGGCGACTTTTACCGGCAAAGGTTACTTTGCGAAAAATTGAATCGGTAATTGAAAGTTGTAAAAAATTAGGTTTGCAAAGATTTATTCGAATAAAAGAAGAGCTCAACAAAGATGCGATGAGAGAAGAGCGGGAAATCGCCAATCAAATCCCCGGAGTAACCGTTGCTTCAGCGGGTGAAACCTTTTCGGTTGAACCGTTTGAAGTCGAATTAGAGGCAACCAAAGTTTAATAGTTTAAATGTTAGCCAAATCCACTCTCGCCCAAATTCACATTGCCAAAAAGGATTTGCAAATATCCGATATTATTTATCGGGATTGCATCAATGCGATTAGCGATGGTAAAACCGAAAGCTCAAAATATCTAAATCCATCTCAGGCGCAAAAATTATTAAAACATTTTAAAAGTATTGGCTGGCAACCGAAATATCATAACCGCAAACTGCCGCAATCGCCCTCGGGTCATTTAAAACTTCTGCCCAAAACCGATCCTGCCATTACCCACATTGTTCGGTTGTGGCATCTTTTAGCGAAAAAAGGCAAATTGCAAAATAGCTCCCGCAAAGCCATGCTAAATTTTTGCGAGCGACAAACTTCGCAACCGGTTAAAAATTTAGATCAACTTTCAACTGGCGAAAAGCAAAAAATAATTGAATCACTCAAAGCCTGGCATGCCCGAAAATAATTTTATCGCCCCCGATCTCGCCGGTAGTAATTTACCCCCGGTTTTGCGGGGGATTGTGGCGGCATTGGGTTGGCGACGAGCCGAGGAATTTTTACGAATTCATGGCGGCACGGTGGTGGTAATTCCTCAATATACCACACGGGTATTACATTTATCAACTGAAGAATTATTAAGACTTCGAACTAACTTAAAAAACCATTGTGTCGATCCTCAAAAGTTTCAAATCGCCCTGCCGAAAGTCGATAAATTGTTAAAACGCAAGCGCGACACCATTATCCGTCGTAATCGTGATCTACCACTAAATCGTCTAGCTCGTGAATATAGTTTAACTACTCGTCAAATTTTAAATATTAAAAATAGCGAGGATGTTGGCGAACATCCCGATTTGTTTTAATGCGATTTGGGCGGTTTTTTACCCAACAACCTAACTACACTTCATAAATATATTTTAACTAAAATTTAAACGGCTTTTAAACGCTTTCACGGCTATTATTTATTATGTGAATTAAGCAAATAAAACACTTCAAATAAATCAAACTAAATCACCAATTGACAAATTTGCGAAATATTTCACAGGTTAATTTTTAGCTGAAAGCTCGGCATACTGCCGAGCATGTTAGTTGCAACTCATGCCACGCAAATCAAGTTAAGCGACGATCGGTTACATATTTTGCCCGACGGTCGTTTTCGCTCAACCGATTCCCGACCGGTTTCCCCCAAAGCCGGATGGTTGCTCAATGCCCAAATTGCCGAAAAATTAAAAGCTAAACGCCAGACAAGGAAAAATCAAATGTTGATCGATTTTGAGCATCAATCATTGCTTAGTTCGGCTAACGGTAAACCCGCACCGGCTGCAGGTTGGTCTAACGCTTTGAAATATATCGAAGGCGAGGGACTTTTTTTAACCGAAATCAACTGGACTCCTCGGGCTCAAAAAATGTTGGAGAACGACGAATACAAATATGCCAGTGCCGTTTTTAGCTATGATGCCAAAACTGGAGAAATCCAGGAAGTAATCAACGCCGCGCTTACCAATACCCCCGGTTTAGACGGATTAACTGAAGCCAAACTCAGTGCCGCTCTCAATTTATCACCAATTAATTTATCTAATCAAGGAGTAAAACCTATGAATGAACACGTTTTATCGCTATTAAAAACTTTAAAGGTTGATCCCGAAAATGCTGATGCTGCTATTTGTAAAGCAATAGTTGAGGATCATAATCAGCTTACCGACTTTAAAAGCCAAAATCAAAAATTATCGGATGAGCGCGATGCTGCACTCAAGCAAATTGCAACTTTAAATAGCGAAATTGTAAAACTTAAAACTGCACAAACCGAAGCTGAATCCAGGGCCGCAGCTAAAGAAAAAGCCGATTTAATTGCTGAGGCGATGAGTAGTGATCAACCCAAATTATTGCCGGCAATGAAAGAATGGGCTGAAAGTTTAGAGTTATCAGCTCTTAAAACTTACCTTGAGCATGCTCAAATCATATCAGGAATTACCAATCAGCAAGGTGTTCGAGGTAACGTCAATTCAACCGCCAACCTCAGTGCTGAAGAAATTGAAGTTGCCGAAAGAATGCAAATAAATCCCGAAGATTTTGCTGCTGCCAAAGTCGGCAAACCCGCCCCTGATTCTAAAGATACCAATGTAAACAAGGAGTAAAACAATGGCAATTTTAACCGATACCAAATTAACCGCTCTCAAAACTTCACTCAAACTAAAGTTTGATGAAGGTTTAAAAAAACAAGCGTCCGATTGGGAAAAAATTGGAATGAAAATCCCTTCCGGTTCAGCTAGTAATACTTATGCCTGGCTCTCAGACTTCCCGCAAATGCGTGAATGGGTTGGCGATCGGGTAATTAAAGATATTAAAGAGCGCAGCTACGAAGTGCAAAATAAAAAATACGAAGCTACACTTGGAGTTCCTCGTGAGGCAATCGAAGACGATAACTACGGTCAATATGGTCAGGTCGCGAGCTTGCAGGGACAGGCGGTAACTCGTCACTTAAACGAAATGATCTTTAATGCACTCAAAAATGGTCATTCCAATACTTGTTACGATGGCCAGTATTTCTTTGATACCGATCATCCAGTTGCTCCCAATACTGATGGCACCGGCACCGCAGTTAGTGTTTCCAATTCAATTGCCGGAACTGGCGATCCCTGGTATTTAATTTCCGATGCCGCCCCGGCAATTATCCTGCAAGAACGAATTAAACCTCAGTTTGATAGCCTCGATAATCCTAATCAAAGCGATACCGTATTTATTAAAGACCAAATATTATACGGAACTCGTTGGCGGGGGAATACCGCTTATGGTTTTTGGCAATGCGCCATGCGTTCACAAGCAACTTTAGATCAAACTAACTTTGATGATGCAATTAAACAAATGCTTGAATTTAAAGCTGACGGTGGTCGACCAATTGGGGTAATTCCTTATTTATTAGTTGTGCCTCCATCTCTTAGAGCTGCTGCTAATGCCACAATAGGAGTTGAACGAAAGGCCAATGGCGCAACCAATCCTAATTTCAAAGCAGTTTCAGTCTTTGTCGCCCCATGGTTAGCATAAAGGAGTAAAAATGAGTGATCAAACTATAAAATTAAAAGTTAAAGTTAATGGTAAAACCGGCATAAGCAGTTTTCGCCGCTGCGGTTTTGCTTTTACTAAAGAATGGCAGTCGGTTGAAGTTGATGAGGCAACTGCCAAACGCTTACAAACCGAGCAGATGCTCGAAGTTAAAGCTGAAAATGAACAAAAGCCTGAAACTAAGCCTAATAATCCAAAGAAATAGGGTTAAATTAGATAAAAAATGTTTGCAACCCGCGAAAATCTCCAAGCCCGAGCCGGTCTTACCCGGGAACTTGCGCAGGTTGCAACTCCCGAAGATCGATCGCCAATTCCTGAGAATATGCTCAGAATTGCGATTGCCGGTGAAGATCTTTCCGGTTTTGAACCAGATGATCAAACCACCTGCAATTATGTCCTTGATGCCATCGATAATTCTTTAGCAGATGCCACAGAATTAATCGGTGCTTATGGAATTAAAACACCGGCACTTGGTGGAAAGACAGGTTCTAATTTAATTCGCATCTGTTGTGATCTTGCGCTTTATTTTCTTTATCGACTGCGTCTGACCGATGAGATTGAGCAAAGATATAATCATGCAATTTCATTATTAAATCAACACGCCAAAGGTTTAATCAATCTGCTGCCTCCAGTAGATACCGACGGTGATGGCGATGTTGATGCTGATGATGATCAAAGCAGTGTTGCTGGCGGTGTAATTATTCAAAAATCCCGTCCCAGTAGATTTTCGGGTATTTACCCTCCGGTGCAATTTGCCGACGATGATTGATTATCAAAAAATTGTCGAAATGGCCCGAGAGCGTGATCAAAAGCGTGCTAAAAAAGACCGTTTTCGCCGCATTGACGGTAGTGCAGAATTAGCCAGGCTTACCAGCGACAATATTGCCCTACCCAGTTGTTTTATCGCCCCCGATCAGGAAAATGTTACTCAATCTGGTAATGACAGCGTAATTATTAATTGCCAATTTAGTGTAATTATTGGCGTCAATCACGCTCATTATCGTCACGGCTTTGGTGCCGAAGCCGAGCTCAACCGACATCGTTCAATGATCTTTGATGGATTATTTAGTAAAACCATAGATTTTGATGATTTTGATGATCAAGCTCAATCCCGTCCAATTAATTGGACCGGTGGTCAGCGATTAGAATTTGATCAGCATAATTTATGGTGGCGCGATGCCTATCAAGTAGAAATCTGTGCCGATCGTGAATTTTTAGCTGAATCATCGCTTGTAGATTTTGATTCAATCAATTTAAAACCTAGTTTACAACAAGTTTAAAGGAGTTTAAAATGGATTTTCAGCATATCCCCCTGCCCAATGGTTTACGTTATCCCGGTGCTTATATCGAAATTGATCCGAGCCTTGCCGGTCGTAGTAATGAACTTGCTAAAGTTCTATTAGTCGGCCAAAAACTAGCTACCGGCAGTGCTGCTGCAGGTGAAATCATTAAAGTTAATGGCGGTTTTGCAAATTATAAAACTTTATTCGGTCAAGGCAGCATTCTTGCAGATATGGCTAAAACTTATCGGGATGGTGATGTTATCTACGATCTTTACGCTTTGCCGTTATCTGATAATCCTGCTGGCGTGCAAGCAACCGGCACAATTACAGTAACTAACCCAGCAACTGCTTCGGGCACTTTGGCGCTTTATCTAGCTGGTGTTTATGTTGCTGTTGGTATTAATTCTACTGATTCAGTCAATAATATTGCAACAAATATCGCAACCGCAATTAATGATAATGCCGATCTGCCTTGTTCAGCCTCCAGTTCTTTAGCCGTGGTTACCTTAACTGCTCGTCACCAGGGAACTGTAGGAAATAATATTGATATTCGGCTAAATTTATATAATCAAATCACTCCAACCGATTTAGCACTAACAATTAGCGCATTTAGTGGTGGCAGTGGTGATCCGACTTTACCGGATTTAGAAGCTACCTTGGGAGTCGAAAGTTATAATTATCTAATTATCGGCTCAGCCGATGATGCTACACTTGCGGCACTTCATAATGAAAGCCAAAGACGCTTTCAACCGCCAATTCAAGACGGATTTCGAGTTTTTGGCGCAATACGCGGTGATCAATCTTCAGTTGAAACTATCACCGATCCTAAAAACTATGAGCACATCAGCCTGCTTGCACTTCAAATTAACCCAACTGCCACCTGGTCTGCCGCCGCCGCTTATGCCGCTGCTTGCATCCCCGCTCTACAAAATAATCCGGCCAAATCAATTGAGGGTCAAAAGATGGTTGGCATGATCGCCCAGGAATATTACACTTTTTCTGAGGCAAATAGTTTGTTATTCAAAGGTGCTTCGATTATGGAAGTTGCCAGTGACGGTTCTTGTTATATAAAACGTCCGATTACTTTATATCAGCAATTATCCGATGGCACCCCCGATGATGCTTATTTAGATATTAACACTCCCGAGACCATCGAACGGATTCGCAAAGAGCAAAGGCAGGGAGCCATTCGCAATTTTCGAGGCACCACTGCAGCAAAAAATAAAGAAGATTACAAAGCCGGTCTCAAAATCACTACCGAAGAAGATATTAAAGCTTATTTGTTAAGTTTGTATAAACGATACTTATTAGCCGAGCGCGGCTGGGTGCAAAACTATGAGGAATATAAAAAATCATTGGTAGTTCAACAAAATGCTGATGATGCCACCCGCTTTGATTTTAATGATAAACCAATTCTTACCAGCCCTTATTATATTTTAGCTGGTCGGATGAGTTTTTTAAAACGCAGCACTAATTAAGGAGTAACCATGGCACGATTTAACGATATACAAACCGTATCAATCCCCTCAATTGGGCGACTGCCGTTAGCTGAGGATCCCGGTGAGCTTGATTTAGGCGGTTACAAACGCGAAGCCAAACATGGAGTTATCCCCGGTGATGGCGGCTACACCGAAAGTTTCACCGCGTCTCAACTAGATTTAAATCTAAACCCGCAAGCGCAGGTAGATTTAGCAGCATTGGCAAATGTGGCCGGTGAAGATGTAACTGTTAGGCTTAAAAATGGTGCTGTTTATATGTTACCGCAAGCATGGGTAGCAGAACCACCAAAATTATCCCAAGGCAGTCTTAAATTAATGATTAATTGCGATTATCCCGCTGAAAGGATTACCTAATGGCAAGCATTGAAGGATCAATTAGCACAGAAAATTCTTGGCAGGCTGTTGGTAGTGCTGCAACTACTGATAAAGTATTATTAGTTGAAAATATCGGACCTTCAGCAAGTGTAATTTATGCGCTAGCAGCATCAACAACCCCGGATAATTCAGCACGTGGTCATAAGGTATTTGAAGGTAGAGCCGGAGCCTTGCCAATTGCCCTACAAAATGGTGATAGCCTGTATTTAAAAGGTAATCAAGGTTCACTGTTTATCGTCACTTAATGATTCAGCTAGCTTCAATTCCGGTTAAATTTTATTTACTGAATTTTCATAATAACTCCGATGGCGGTTTATATTTAGATGGTGTTTTGATCAGCTCCAATCAAAATTATACTGGCAACATTGATTTTAATTTTGGTGATGGATTATTTTTAGATGATCTTTTAATAACAACCAATCCTAATTATACCGGCAATATCAATTTTGGAGTATAAATATGACAACAAGAGTTATTACCCAAGTAAACCGCAACAATCAAACCAGTGGGCAGATCATCAATGGCACTACTGATGATGT